TGAGCCAGAACGTTTTCGACTTGAAGATGTTCTTCTTCATCGCTTAACCTCGTTTTTCTGTCCCGCCGCCACACCGAGCGCCAGCGCCTGCGCCGCCAGCGTCACGTACCAGCCCAGCGCCGTGCCGGCGCCAGGGATGGCGCCCTGTTGCATGAGGGTCGCCACGGCAAACACCAGCGCACGCACCGCCGCCGCGAACTTCGCGGGGTCGGTCCACAAGTCCGTTACAAACTGCTTCATCTCGCCTCCTAGTGCAGTAGCAGATACGCGACGCCGATGACCATCAGCGCCATCAGGGCCGCCGCCATGACCGACACGGCCGCCGCCGCCGCGAGGTCGCGCGTCATGGCCTCCATCTCGTCGGGGTCGGGCCACATGGCTAGACCACCGGCACGCCGAGCGCGGCGCACCACTCGATGCGATGCTTGGCGATGCTCTCGGGCACGGTGAGCACCTTCGACCCGTCGCCAGCCGTCGCGTCCCAGATGACGCGGCCGAACCAGCGCCCCGTGCCGGCGTCAATGGGCCGACCCGCCCGCGCGTAGTCCGAGACGAGCTGCAGCCCCACGGCGTCCCACGTCGCATCGCCCGGATACCCAGACGGCGGGGCCGAAGTGGCGCCCTCGCCGTCGATGTCGATGGGCGTCGGAATGACGAAGAACTGGTCGGTGATGCCGGGGTTCTCGTCGAAGTGAATGTTGCCGCTGCCGCCGTCGAGCAGGTCGATCGCGTTGAATGCGACCTGCACGGCCGTGCCCGCCTGCCCGCCGACCGGCGACACGGCCCAGGCGATGGTGTCGTCGCTCACGGGACGCCCCAGACTGGCCCGCTTCTGGCCGACCGTGTGATCGACCTTGTAGCAGGCGTACGCGACCCGATGCGTCCAGGCGTAGCGGTCCCGCAGCCGAAGGCCGGGATAGCTGGCGTCGATGCGTGCCGTGATGTCCTTGATCTGCTGTAGCGTCATCGGTGCGTCCTCCTATTCGATCCGCTCAATCGCCGCCGTCACGTCGCCCGTGACCTGCGAGGCGCGAATCACTAGCCCACGTCCGGCCCAGCGACCAGGCACGAGCGTCACGTCGAGGGCGACCTCGATGTATTCCTGCGGCGTTCCCTCGTGTCGCAGCATCCGCACCGGGGCCCGCCGCGGCGCCTCGTCCTCGACCGTGTGCCAGCCCGCGACCATCACGCGGCCACCACGGCCGGATTGACCACTTCGAGCCAGCCAGAGCCGCCCGCCGCCCTGAGCCTGTCCGCGACAAGCGCCCGCGCCAGGCGCCCTCCCGTCAGTCGGTCGCCCTCACGCGCAAAGCCCACCAGCGGGCAGCCGAGCGTGTCGGCCTCGGTCACGCCGCCGTGCATCAGGATGCCGGTATAGCCGGGCACGCCCTCGACGTGCGGCACCCAGACGCCGTGCTTGGCCCACCAGAACAGCCGCAACGCATAGCGCCCGGCCGGGATCGCCGTCTGCCCGTAGACCTTCCACGCGCTCACCGGCACGCCAGGCCGCTCGCGGATGGCGTCTTCGAGCGTGATACACAGCACGCGCATCGCGTCGGCGCGGTCGTAGAGCGTGCCCCACGTCCGAGGCCCAGCCGAGCGTGCGCGCACGAGCAGCCAGTCGACCATCGTCAGACTCGCCGACTCATCGCGCTATCGATCCGCTCGCGCAAGTAGCGAATGTCGTCCGCGATCTGCCGATGAAACGCCTCGGTCGCGTTGACGCGCCCTTCAAGGCGCACCAGCCACACGACGACCGCGACCACGCTTGCCCCGACCATCCACAGCTGCTCGACCATGCGCCTCACCATTGACGTGCTGCCATTTACACCGTCTCTCCCGACCGGAACTGACGGACCATGTCTTCAAACGAAAACAGTTCGTCGCTCGCCTCCGCGTCGAAATACGGGAACAGCGACGGCTGGAAATTGGAGATCGTGACTTTCTGGATACGGAACGTCTCTGCGCTCAGGCCGAACTCAGAGAGCGTGGCCGATACGGTGCGGCCAGCCCGCGTGTTTTTATCGCGTGTGCGATAACGGATCGACGTCCTCGGGCTCGACCGCAGCGCGAGATATGCCTCGCCGCGCGCCTGCGCTTCGGTGAGGCTCAGTCGACCGTCCTGAATCGTCTCTTCCTTGACGCCGTCCGTGCCGAAGGCCGCCGTGAACGCCGTCTGCGCGGCAACGTCGTCGACCTGCGCGACGACGTTGACATCGTCGCCTGCGCTGATGGCGTAGCGGATGGCACCGTCTCCGCTGGCCGGGATGCCGGTTAGCTGCCCGGTGCTCGTGGCGGCGCTCACGGCCATCTGGAACGACCCAGACGTCGACCCGACCACGATGGTCTTGCCGAGGGCCGCGCTGTATGCGACCGCACTCGACCCTCCGGTACCTCCGACCGCCAGCGTCGACACGGCGGCGTAGGTCGTCCACGTTAGGCCGTCCGCGCTGATGGCAAGGTTCTGAGCGATGGCGACGGCCCCCGCCCACATCAGGAACACGCCAAGCTCGTCGATCCAGTCCACGCGGCGCCACGCCTGCCCCGTCACCGGGTTTGTCACGGTCGAGTATGTGGTGCCATCTGTCGATCTGAGGATGCCGCTGTTGCCGCAAATGACAAACGCTTCAGCCGTAGGAGACCACGCGACCGAGTTATACAAGCCGGCTTTCGTGTGGTCTGTCCACGTGATTGCGTCCGGTGACGTCTGAAAGTTTCCAGTTCCGCCCACCGCGAGGAATAGCCCGAGTGATTCAGACCACGCCACCGAAAACACGGACGTCGAGGTAGACCCTGGCGTATACCGACGCGTCCACGTGACGCCGTCTGGCGACGTCTCGATGGTTGCATATTGCGTGGCGCCCACGTTTCGGTTGCCTGTGGCGACGAACAGCGACACATTGTCGAACCAGCGCACGCAAGTGACCAACCCGCCATCAGTCGACGCCGATTCGGTCCACGTCACTCCGTCCGACGATGTAGCCGTCGTGAACTTTGACGTTCCGGTCGTGCCGCCCATTACGCCGAGGCCCAATGATTCAGACCACGCCACCGAATACCAAAACGACGTTGGCGCGCTGTTCGACGTCCACGTAGTCCCGTCGCTGGACGTATAGACGCCAGACAACTTAGGCGCCATGAAGAGTCCCAGACTTGGCGCCCACGCCACGCTCTGAATGTCGACCACAGACGCCGCAACGTTGAAGCCATTCCACGCGCCGACGTTCTCGGCCGCGCTCGACCCGATGCCGGCATAGCTGATGCGTTGCGCGCCGCATCGCACGAGGCCGCCAGACGCGGAGTACCACGCCGTATCATCGACGGCCAACGTAGTCGCCCCTGCGGCGGTATCCTCGCTCGCCTGCGATCCTCCACCCTCGGAATAGACGCGCGTCGCGACATCTGTCCAGTCGCGTCCAAACTCGAACCGCTCGAGCGACTCATGCGCGGATGTCAGCGCCGTCGGCGTCAACTCGGCGCCTATCGACTCCGACGTATACAGGTGGATGTCTCGATGCTGGTCAAGGTAGACGTACCCACCGATCCGCTTGGCGAGGCGCAGCAACGCTGCCGAGATGCTTTCGTTCGTGAACGTGATCTCGTCGACGGTCGGCAAGCCGGACTGTACGTGCTCGGCCGTAAATCCCACCGCCCCGGCCACGAGGTCGATGGCGATGGCCGTCGCGGATGTGCTCGTGAATCGTTTGTTGACGATCCGCGCGTCAAGCAGGTACGTGTCATCCAGGCAGACGCACTCGTACGTGCGATTCGACGGCGTGCCCACGTAGCCGGCCGATACCGACACGATCGACCCGTAGAACAGGCGCTCCGGGTTGCCTTCGCCACCGAGCGTGACCACGACGCGATCACCGGCCGACGGCGCAAACCCCATCGCCACAAACGAGCAGCGATTCGGCGTCGACAGCGTCAGCGACTCCACGATGTTCAGCGTCCCCTGCAGGATGCGCGCACTCTCGTCGGAGCGTCCAGTGGCGCGCTCCACTCCGGCGATCTGCACGTAGACATCGCACGACGTGAAGTCCCCAGGGGACAGTGACGCCGACGGCGAGACGCTTGATGATGTCGAGACAGACGGCGATCTTGACGTGCTCGGAGAGAGCGATGACGACGGCGACGTGCTCGTAGACGCACTTGCGCTCGGAGACAGCGACGACGATGGTGACGTCGACGCAGACGGGGACCGGCTTGACGACGGCGAGAGGCTTGTCGACGCACTCGGCGACAGCGACGAGGACGGCGACAGCGACGAGGACGGCGACCGGCTGGCCGATGTGCTCGCGGACGGGCTGAGCGATGACGACGGGCTGACGCTTGGCGAGGCCGACGCCGACGCGCTAGTGGACGGGCTGATCGACGACGACACTGAGACGGACGGCGAACGCGACGCAGACGGCGACCGGCTGCTGCTCGGCGACACGCTGGCCGATGGTGAGATCGCCATGCGTCAGGCGCTCGTCGGCACCCGCACGCCAGACGCGCGCAGCTGCCGCATGAACACGTCGAAGATGAATGCCGCAAACTGCTCTTTTGCGTTCGGGTCATTCATCATCGGGTAATTGAACACGAACGCGCCGGGCGCAATCGTGACTGTCGCCCCAACGCTTCCCAGTGCGTGATTCGGCACGATGTCGGCGCCTTGCGGGACGCGCATCAGTTCGGGGCCACGCTCGCCGACCCACGCCCATCCACCGGGCGCATTCATCACGCCATCGGCGTAGCCCTTGATCCGCTTCCGGGCCGCCAGGAGCTGCGCGTAGAGCCGCTGCTCGGCCAGCATGGCGGCGTAGCCCTGTGCGTCGTTCGTGCCCAAGCCGGTCGGCCCGCTGCCGCCAGACTTGCGCCCCGGATACAGCGCATAGGTCGCCTCGATCTCGGCGATGCGCTTATCGCCGCCGGCCGCCTCGTACTGCTCTGGCGTCAACTCGGCCAGCGAAAACTGCCCGCCCTGTTCTCGGCGCTTGGCAATCTCGTCGGCCGTGAGCATCTCTCCGCTCAGTGTGCGAATCTTCTCGGCCGCTTTCTTGGCTTCTTCTCCGACGTGCGCCACCGTCTCGGCCGTGAACTTGAGGTCGGTGCGGAGCGCCTCGGATGACTGCGCTGCCACGTCCATCGACTCGGCCCAGTCATCGGTCGCCGGAAGACCTGCCCCCTGCACCACGTTGGCGAGCTTGGCGGCCTCGTCTCGCGTCATCGCCATGAAGTCTGCGGCCTGCTTGGCCGCGTCTGCGTCCTCCGAGAGGCGCGACTGCAGCAGACGCGCGGCATCGGACGTCAGGTGGAACGCTCGCGCCAATTCCTCGGTGCTGGCCCCCAGCTGACGCGCGGCACGAATCTGGATCAGCTGGTCCGCCGTGAGCGCGTCGACTTCGTCCTGTGCGTTTTGTAGACGCGAGACGTAGATGTTCGAGTTTGCGGCCAGGTCCGCCTGCACCGCGGCCAACTCGTCGGCCGACATCGTCAGGTCGCGCAAGCCGCTTGCGGCGTCTCGCGCCGTCGATGCAATCTGCGGCAGCACGACGGGCAATAGCTGCCCTGTCTCGACCCAGTGCTGCATGGATGCTTCGTTGTCTCGCGCGGCGTCTGCCATATCGACAAAGCCGGCGATAACCTTCATCGACGAGACGAGGACACGGTTTTTCAACTCGTCCCACTTGTCTCCGGCCGCCTCAACAGAGCGAATCTGCGCGTCGCTGGCGACCGTCGCGCTGTCCCGCAACTCGTCGTACTTCTCGACAATGGCAGGGATAATCTCGGCGACCGACTTGCCAAACATGTCAAGCGCAACACGATTGCGCTCCTGTGGACTCTCCATCAACGACAACGCCCGCGTGATCGTGTCGAACTGTTCCTCGGGGCGCATCGCCCGAAGCGACTCAAGCGAGAGCCCCAGCTTGCCCACTGCGCCAGCGACAGACTTGTCATCTCCAGCCAGGCGGGCGCCCAACTGGAATACGGCGCGGCTGAAATCGTCAAGCGTCGTGCCGGTCTGCCCGGCCACGAAATTCATCCGCTGCAACGACTCAATCGAGAGCCCGGTTTTCTCGCTCATGCCGACGATGCGGTCAGCCGTCTCGAACGCCTGCCGACCGAACGACATCAGCGCCGTCACCCCACGGTCAATCAGAGCGCCGGCAGCAAACGCCGTCGCAAACCGCGCGAACGTCGACTCAAGCACCCCGACTTTCCGCTCAGCCTGCGCGGTCGCCTCGGCCATTTGGCGCAGACCGTCCGGAGCCTCCTTGCCCAACAGTCGATATTTCTCGATGGCCTGCTCGATGACCTGATTGGCCCGCCGCTGCTCATCCGCCGTGAGGTTCGTCACGCCGCCGACCTGCTGGATGGCCGCGACCGTTGCGTTCGCCTGCTGGATGACCTTCGATCCGTCGTAGCTCGACGCCATGCGCGTCAGAGCCGCACGCGTCGTGTCGATGACGTTGGCGCCTTCGGCGAGGTTCTTCTTAAGTTCGTCGAGGGTCGCCGCGACGCGGACGACGAGTTGAGGGGCCGGCATCTAGTCCCCCAGCCCCTGGTCGATCAGCGCCTCGCGCACCGCGTCTTCAACGCGTCGCTGGTGCGCGCCTTCCTCAAGCAGCGCGGAGGAATAGAAGAACGGCCGAGGGGCCATGTTCCCGCCGCCGTGGCCCTTGCGGTTGCCCTTCTTGGTGCCCTTTTCGAGCCAGAGCGGAAGATTCGGCATCGGCTCACGCTCGGCGACGACTACAAAGCCGTTGCGGTCGTAGGCCGGACGCGACGTAATCGACTGCACGGTGCGCCCGGTGGCCTCTGGGCTCAGCTGCCGCGACAGCCGCGCACGCGCTTCCGTCACGATGGCGCGGGACGTTTCCTCGGCCGCGCGGTTGATGTAGGGCTGCGCGGCGTCGCCCAAGCGTGACAGCGCGGCGATAACCTCGGCCGCGTCCATCTCGATGGTCAAGTCATCCGCCAAGGCCCATCTCCTCGTGTGCGAGGTCGAACTCGATCTCCCGCACCATGTCGAACCACCCGCCCTGCAACCGCTTCTGGTCGTCCGTCGCATCCCAGACGGCTTTCGCGTGTGCGTAGCCGCGGTATTCGACGATCCGTTCCAGCATCCCGAAGGGCACCCGCTGCCATTCCGCCCACGCCTCCGACGGCAAGCAGTGGAACTCCTCACACAACCGCCCGATGAAGTGCTCGAAGGGCTGGGGACCGTCACCCTGTAACGCCAGGTGCAGCCCCCTCAGCCGTTTTTTCTCTCGCCCTCCACCTCGGCGACCGTCGCGGGCTTCGTGAGCCGCATGATCGCCACGGCCAGCCGCTCGCTCGTGTCGTCGTCGAGGTCCTCGATCATCTCGGCCGACACTGCCGGCTCGAAACTCCACCCCACCACGCCCGCCCGCAGGACCGTCGCCCGGTCGTAGCCGTTGAGCGGGTCGGCGATGAACGCCTCCGCGTCGGCCTCCGTCGCCTTGCCTGTGGCAACCAGACGCTGGAATCGCGGCGCCCAACCACGCGCCGACCGACCGCCAACCAGGCTCCGCAAATGCTCGGCCTGTGCCTGCTCGACCTCGCGCCCGGTCAGCTTGCGGATCGTGATGGTCCCGCCTTCGACGGCAACGACCTGTTGCGTTTTCGATGCGAAAATGCTCATCTGCCCCCTTTCGGGCGGGCGGCTCCAGCGGCCCGCGCGAGACCGACCGTTACGACCAGGCGCCAGAGTTCTGCTGCAGCACGGCCGTGAACTCGGTCAGATTGCCGACCTTGCCCGTGACCTCGTAGCTCACGAGGTAGCCCTCCGACGTCCACGTCTTCGAGTCGCCGAACGCGATCGCCAGCGTGCGCGTCGCGTCCTGCGGGCCGTCGTCCGGCGCGATGAACACGACATGCGGGCCGGTCGTGGCCGTCGTGTCCCACAGGCCCGACAGCGTGATCTGGTCGATCTTCGTCATGCCCGTGGGGAGCATCTTCTCGACCGTGTCGCCGTAGGCCGTCGCGTTCTGCATGTTGCTGGTCAGCTTCACGCCGCCCATCTGCAGGACGAACGACGTGATGGCCCGCGGCGTGCCGCCAGGACCGTCGTCGTAGGAAATCGTGATTGACGAGCTTCCGTACTTTCCGGCCATCGTTTACCCCTTCTCCAACTGCGCCCGCAGGGCGCGTCGTGCGATCCACCCCTCGACCGACTTCCGCAACGCCGTCGCGTGCCTACCGACAATCAACGCCGAGTCCCGCTCCGCTACATCCGTCGTCGCCTGCCAGTACTCGCGCGCCTTCGCTTCCGCTTGCATGGCGTCACTCAGCACCCTGGCGAGGACGTCATTACCCACGCGCAAACCCGCAGAACACCGTCGCCGAGCCCTGCGCGCCCGCGGCCGTCGTCGGAGACGGCGACGCCGAGGCAGAGATCGACGGGCTCAACGAAGACGATGGCGACCGGCTCGACGATGGCGATACCGACGCGCTTGCGCTCTGAGATGCCGTCGCCGAAGCCGACGCGCTGGCCGAGATCGATGGGCTCACAGAACTTGACGGGCTGATGCTCGTGGAACTCGACGGGCTGATCGACGCGCTTGGCGAGATGTCGCCCCACACGGTGCCCACAAACCGCAGATAGCGGTTGACCGTCGTCCCAGCCGCGACCGTGCCGCGGTAAGCGACCGGCGACGCCGTCACCGTCGTAAACGTGAGCAGGTCGGCCCATACGCTGTTGTTGGCCGAGTGTTGAATCTTCCCGGTGAACGCGCCGAAGCTCGACGTGACCTGCAGATACCCCACGCCGCCATTCGTCGTGGCTGCGCCGTTGTCGACCGACGCGCTCGACCAGTCCCCGGTAAACGCGGCGAGCGGCTGGATCACGATGCCCTGGTCGACCTGCCCGGAGACCACGTAGGACGCATTCGCCTTGGTGAGCTTGCCCACCTGCCCCTGCACGTCGTAGGTCTGCTGGTAGGCGCCCTCGAGGCCCGTGAAGGGATTCCCTGCGGTCTGCCCAGCCCAGCCGAAGCACACGATCCGCGGCGTCGACTGCGGGCCGCTCGGCAGCGTCGAGAGCGCCGTATGGTTCCCGCCGATGGTCGTGTCGAAGAAGCCACCCGTCTGCGTCAGCGTGGCCTTGGTCAGCCCCGTGGGCGTCGTCGCCTCCGTGCTATCCCCGAGGCCCGTGGTGGGCTCGTGCAGGGCTTCCTGCTTGAAGCCGAGGCCAGACAACTTGCCCGCGAGCAGGTTGTAGCCGTCCACCAAAAACAGCACCGAGGCCGATCCGAATTTGCCCGCCATCAGCGCCACTCCTCATCCAGCCATTCATGGCCGCACGACCCGCACACCGGATGCGGCGTGCCAAATCCAGCTGACGCCCGACGCCGCTCCGGTCCCGCCCCGCACTGCGGACACGCAGACGCCTTCACCGGACGCGCCGGTTTGCCGTCCGGCGCCACGAGCACCGTCTCAGGCGTCACGCTTCCTCCACGTAGGCTCGGAAGTTCGCGACTAGTTCGTGACACGCCACGCCATTGACGACTTCGTTCGGCAGCGTCACGGTGTCGTCGTAGAACACATGCCCGCACATGCTGTAGCCGCTCACCGTCAGCGCCTGGTCCTTCAGCAGTTCAATCGCCCGCGCCAGAATCGCCTGCGCCGACTTCATGCCCTCGTAGGTGCTGTAGACGTGGACACGGATGCCGACCTCTGGCAGTCCGCTCGTCCCAAACCCGCGCACGTCACGCTCCTGCACCTCGTAGAGCACGAACGGGAACGTCACGCCTTGCGGCACGCCGTCGTAAATCCCGCCCGTCGCCAGCGCCGTCAGCGACGCCACGTTCAGCCGCCCATAGACCGCCGCGGAGACCGGCGACAGTGCGAGGGAATCCGCCATCAGATCACCTCGCTGCAGTCGAGCACGATGGCGTCACGCGCCCCGCCCTTGGCCTGCACCGCGCGCACTTCCAACGTCTTGGCGCTCGCGCTCTTGAAGGGCGTCCAGATGACGCGCATCGTGGGCGCCACATCGGCGCGGTAGCGCATCTCTACGCGATACGCCTGATCCGCACCGATAGCCGTCGACGCCTGCAACCGCTCAGAGCCACCCTGCGGCGTCACCGCGGCCGGGAAGCGCGAATACGTCGTCGTGCTGTCCGTCACCAAGTCCACCCACGACACCGCGCGCCCGCCCTGCGTGTCAGACGTCGTCGACCGCTTCAGGATGGACACCCACTCGCGCAGTGATCCGATGGGGCTGATCATCAGAACGCCTTATACGGCCAGAGCAGATCGTCGACCGTCTTCGGGACAGACGTAACCGTATTCCCGGCGCCAATCACCACCGGCTGCCGGCCAACGTCGTACCAGTGCTGCACCATCAGCGTGATCGCGGTCTTGATCGACCACGGCACGCTGTTCTCGTGGACCCCGTAGCCGCACACGAAGCGCACCGTTACCGCGCCAGGCACGTCGCGCGTGGACGGCCACTGCACGCCGTAGGCCGGGAAAACCCGCGCGACCGGCGCATACG